CCCTAAAGGCCCCCCCAGTGCTTTAGTGCGCAACTCTATGCCTTTATCGGCATCTCTGCAACTCGTAATGGAAGACTATCTATGAAACCTCCGTTGACTAGGGGCCGAGTGTCTTTTAAGACAGTCGGCTCTGGTACAGCAAAAGTGCTGTTCAACAATGCTTTGATCCCTGGCACTTCTGTGACCAAGGTCTTTAGCACTGCTAGTCCGCAGAGAACCACATCCGAAGGTCATGACTGGCCTCCCGTCAAAAAGAATCGCAGGCATAAGAAACCTGCTTCTTCTTCCAGGTGGGAAGCCATTAAAGACTCACTTACTTCGGATAAGGGTGGACAGTTTATGACTGCTAAGAGCGAATGGGTTCAAACCCCATCTTTCGTTAAACTTGACAGTCATGAGCACACTGGCGGCGCGTGGTCGTATCGGTATGACGGGCCAATATTGGCCTTTGATTACCCGAACATTCCGGCACTCTTGCCGAATAGCTCGTACGATTCACTTGTCGCTTTGGGAACGATAGGCATAGCCCGAGCGTCCCCAACCAACCCTTTAGCTGGTATGGGTCAATTTCTTGCCGAATTACGAGACTTACCAAAGGCTCCCGTTGCTGAATGGAAGCGGAAAGCTAGGCAGGGCCTATCCCTATCAAGGAATGGGTCTGATGCCTACCTTAACGCCGAGTTCGGCTGGTTTCCTTTTGTCAAAGATGTTCTTGACTTTTGTAAGAGCACCCGCGACTTTGATAAGCGTCGTATCCAGTTCCAAAACGGATCTGGAACAATTATAAGGCGGAAAAGGACCATCGTAGATACCAACGATTCAGTCGTTACCGTGCTAGCACCAACTTATGGTTTTAGCCCGGCATCGATTAACTGTTTCGCTGGACCGGCCTATACTGCTCGAACAGTGACTACCAAGAGAGTAGTAATATTCTCTGGTGCTTTCACCTACTATCTTGACACAGGCATTGTCCCAACTAAACGGGGCAAAAACACTATGAAAGACCTGATGGCAGGGCAAGCAAGGAGAAGGGAGCAAATCATCAACCATTTATATGGTACGAGGATTACTCCTCATCTGTTCTGGCAGATTGGACCGTGGTCGTGGGCCGCCGATTGGATGGCGTCGCAAGGCGCAATGTTGCGCAATTCGACGAACTTCGCAAACGACGGTCTTGTGATGAGATATGGGTATGTATCGGAGAAGAAAACCGTTACAACCTCATACTCAGTTCTCGGTTTAGTGGGCTATGGAGCCCCCTATCCCTTGAATCCCCAGTCCGTGTTGACGCAAACTGCGACTACACGCACTCGGGCCACGCCATACGGGTTTGGCCTTAACCCTTCGAGCTTCAGCTTGAAGCAATGGGCCATAATAGCGGCTCTTGGAATATCTAAGGCGCCGCGTTCGCTCAACTTTTGAGCGGATTCTAACTAAAGCTAGCTTGGCAATATTGCCAAGTTCACCTCTGAAAGAAGTCCCTTATGGCTTACGCTGACCCTCAATCTGTTACGATTAGCGCCGTTGCTAACACATTACCACGTGTTAGTAGCGGCGTCAATTCCGGCGGCTTTTCGAAAGACGACGGATTGGTCAAGATGTCGGTTTCCCACCAGTACGCAAAACGTACTCGTAGGACTCTTCGTCTTGACTTTTCGAAGATCGCACCCGATCCGCTGGTTTCAGCGACGAATATCCGATATTCTATGTCGGCGTATCTCGTCGTTGATGTCCCTACCACAGGTTTTACTGTGGCCGAGGCAAAAGCGATCGTGGACGGTCTCACCCTCTATCTCACTGCGTCTTCTGGTGCTCGTGTCACCCAACTATTAGGTGGCGAGAACTAGTTAACGCTGTGCGATACGGGGGTTAACCGATTTGGGTTAATGTGTAGGTCGCGTGGGTAAAGGATTGGACACCCATTGATATGGGAACCATGAAAAGCCTAATGCTTCTTATGCAGAGTATGTTCGCAGATGCGGACATATCGTGTTGCACTTGCACCACTGCTGATTGGAAAACCGTCAGCAGACGGGTAAAAGATGAGGGGATATCGTTTCTCACGATATCCTTACCTACTTTTGCTCGAGATCTTGAGAAAGGTCTCGCTCTGGAAGTAGTTGATCACACCATGTTTGCTGGATTCAGCAAGCACGGAGCTACCCCCCGATTCCTCGGAGGTTTGCTTGATCTCATCTTTGACCGACAAAGTGGTCGGCTTCTTGATGATCCCTCGGTTACAGCAATCTTCTTTATCCGTCAGCTTACGTTGGCGTGTAAGAAGATCAATCTATCATGCACCGAAAGGCGCACAATGGAGGCTTCCCGTGGGTTTATTAAGTGTGACAAGGAAGTTGGTACCTGGGAGCGCAGTGTACCTCAGCAGCATATCGCTGCTTTTGGTCGTATCTGCACTCTTCTATATGGTACTGCTCTCTCTGATGTCGACCGGAAGGTCGCTGAGAGTAGAGTGGTCCCTAGGCACGGTCCAGGCGCGACTGCTGATCGGCTTGTCGGAAACGGCAAGTTCGATCAGCGAACCTGGACCCATCGTTTGGAGGGGTACTTCCCCTCTCTTGAGTTCCTCGCTCCCAACATGGGATTTTTTGAGGTCCTCGACGATGTCAACTTCTTGGAACCCGGTTCGGAGTTGCCCGTAAAGGTAACTGCCGTACCAAAGACGTTGAAGACACCGCGACTTATCGCTATTGAGCCTACCTGTATGCAATATGCACAACAAGGTATTGCTCGAGAAGTCGTTAAGAGAATAGAGAGCGATGACTTGCTCTCAAAACTCATTGGTTTTACTGACCAACTCCCAAATAGGGTGATGGCTCAGACTGGTTCTCGGGATGGCAGTCTCGCGACTGTCGATCTTTCTGAAGCCAGTGACCGTGTCTCCAATTTGCTCGTAAAGAGCTTATTGCAGAATGTTCCTCACCTTAGTGGTGCGGTCCAGGCCTGCCGTAGTCTCAGAGCAAAGAACCTTGATGGCTCCATCATGGAGCTGTCAAAGTTCGCGTCGTCGGGTTCAGCTCTGACTTTCCCTTTCGAGGCAATGGTATTTCTTGCCATTGTCTTTTTCGGGATTGAGCAGAAGCTAAGCCGTACACTTACCCGCTCCGACATCAGTCGGTTCGCGGATTTGGTGCGCGTCTATGGGGATGATATCATTGTCCCCACTGACATAGTGCTATTTGTCGTCAAGGCCCTTGAGGCTTTCGGCCTTAAGGTAAACTTGCACAAGACTTTCGTAACTGGGAAGTTCCGGGAGTCGTGTGGAGGAGACTACTATGACGGTGTAAATGTAGCAGTTACTTACATCCGCAGAGTATTTCCCTCGCGACGAAGTGACGTTTCTGAGGTGATCTCTATCGTTAGCCTACGGAACCAGCTATACTTTGCTGGCCTGTGGACTGCGACGAGATATTTGGACGGCTATATTTCGGGACTTCTAGCCAATTTCCCGGTCGTCCTCAAAAACTCTCCAGCACTAGGCAGACACAGTTTTCTTGGTTTCAAAACTGAGAAGTTCTGTGAAAAGCTGCATCGGCCTTTAGTCAAGGCATGGACAGTAATGCCTAGCTCTCGGACATCACTGCTAGATGGTCCCGGAGCGTTGCTGAAGTTCTTTTTAAAAGAAGGGAGAGATCCCTTCTTCGACAAAAGACACTTAGAACGTTACGGCCGTCCTGAGTCGGTCGACATAAAACTCAGGTGGACTTCACCGGTATAGTTAGGCCGGTGCGTGAAAGAGGGGCAGGGTGCCCCTATAGAGAGTTCTCAAAATAAAGGCAATTTCTTTTTGCC